CTTTTTTATACCTGCCATAATATTGTTTTAAAAATGGGGCTTCTGACGTTATCTCCACCCCTCCGTTAATAATTAGAACGGTAAGTCACCGTCTACTTCTGCGTCATCTTGTGGATCAACAACAGGAGTTGAAGACTTCGGTGCTCCGATAGTTTCTTCTGTTGTTAAATTAGAAACCCATTTGCTACTTGCAGTGTCCCAACGTGGAACCTCACCTCTTGCAACCATTTCCAAATAATCTTCACCCTTTCTAGCATAAACATCAGACCAAGTTAATTCATCGTCCAACCATGTTTTCGCAACATCAGCATCAGTATGTAATGCACTTGGATCGTCGTTTAATACTGAATTGATAACAGTATATTCTTTACCTGTTCCCGCTTTAGTCAATGTTAATGACAAGATTAAGTCACGACCATTTTCAGGATTGGTAACATCTCCTTTGTTACGGAAGATTGGGAAGATTTTATCAATTACACCGTCACCTTTGTGATTGTGTTTAAATCTCCAAAATTTAACACCGTCAGATTCATGATCACGATCGATCACTTTAACGATATAAAACTTACGAGAACGATAGTTACGTGCCAATTCCTTATCAGAATCCACACCACTCATCATTAATCCTTCGCAAACCTCGTTTAATGGAGAACGTTTTCCTTCTTGTGCTGGGTCATATAATTTTACCCATTTACCGTCCACTTGAACTTCGTGGAATTTAACCTCTACAAATGGTGAAGAACCATCTTTTGTAGGTAAAATACGGATACGTCTTTCTTCACCTTTAGAACCTTTAGGTAATACGGTTGTGAAATAACGTTTTAATCTGTCTTCTGAAGACATCTTGTTTGAATTGCCACTTGTGGCGTTTTTGTTTTGTTCGTACTGTTTTAGTACTGCGTCAAATGTAGACATGTGATTTTGATTTAAATTTTAATAATCATTTATGTTATAATATACATAAAAAAACCCAGACTATAAAATCTGGGTTGAATTATTTTTAAAGTATTTTTTTCGTTACCAACTAATCACATAATCGTTATTGGTACCCATGAAATTGTTCTTAGTCTGAATTTTATAACCATAATTTCTTAATGTGGTTACTATTGCGTCATTCACATATCTTGGGTCTAAAGTAATTTGATATTGTCCTTGAGCTGTTGCTCCTGATATTAAACCATCAATATATTTTAATGAACCTGTTGCTGTATTTGAAGCTGTTCTTGCTGCTGATCCTGATTGCATCTTAAATATTTTTTTTTATTTTTATTCTAATGTTAATAGATATGTTATTTTATTTAATAGTCCTAAAATCTCATCACGGATATTCAATAAATCCGTATCTGTTGAATCAAACTCACTACCCCATTGGATTAACGCCTCTTTAGATGTTTGTAACATGTTTTTTAAATCCAATTCAGATAAATTTACAATGTTTAGTGACTTATCTTCATTTTCTAATTTAAACCTACCGTACTTACCCATCGCAGCCTCAGCGAACGTATCTGTCAAATCAACTAATCCTTCATATAACTTATCAAAGGCATTATGTCTTGCGTAACCTTTGGTTTGCCAATGGTTAATCTTAACTTGAGCCTGAAGTTCCATTAAGAACTTTATTTTAGAAGCTATATTCATCTTTTTGGTCTTCGTTTGGGTTAAATGAACTTCTTAACGCATCGGGTGCATAGTTCTCAACATCATCCTTAGTTAATACATATTCGTTTTTACCACTAGCTCTCATTTCACCTTGTTTGTGTGCGAAGAACTCTTGTGGTTTTTCATTGAATGGATATGAATCTAAAGATCTCATTTCAAGTTTTTCAACTTCACTTTTAGGTTTGTTAGCTTCAACCGTTGCGCCTAATTGGTCAATCTTAGCCATAACTTGATCCATTTGAGCCAATTTACTTTCTAAGTCATTCAGTTTGGTGAATACGTCATCCATTTTATTTATAACTGCAGAATTGTCTTGTTTATTATTTTCAAGATCGTTTTTGATATTCTTAGTCATATTAACTAAATCTGTAATATCCATTTCTTCAGTATCACCACCCATACCTGCTTCATCCATTGGAGGGGTTCCCATATCATCTGCCGGTGGAGGTGGTGCATCACCACCCATGTCACCTGCTGGAGGTGGAGGAGGTACATCACCTGTTGGTGGAGGTGGTACATCACCTAATGGATCTTCTGCTGGTGCTGGTGGTGGAGCGTCTTGCTCCATGATCATTTTCTTACCATACTTATTGATGGAATTGAAACGTTTTACTTCTTCTAATAATTTTTTCTCTAACATGGCTTAATCTTGTAATAATTGTCTACCGTCATTGGTAATATATCTTTTATTTATTCTTTCAACGATACCGTCTTTTTCTCTGATTGTATAACATTCTCCTGTTACTAAATCACATTCTTCTCTTTCCATACCATCATTAGATACGTTTTTAACCTTTTTAGGGTTTAAAAACTGATCCATGGTATTATTTAATCTATTATTTTCCATAATATTTGTTTTATTACTATAAATATCCCAAGTTTTATTAATATTACACTTTCACCAATTTAAAATAAACAATATCACCATCTTGTAAATCTAAATCTTTCATTAATTTAGGTGATAGAGCGATTCCATATTCCTTTTCATCCCTAATATTGTCAATAGGTCCTCCAAATGCTATTGGTGATTGTTTAGCCTTATCCAAAGAATATACGTGTGATAAAGTCATATTTTTATTTTTATTTGGATTTAAGAAAAGTGTTTTATATTTTGTTAAAGTATCATTAACATCCATTTTATCTAAAATAAATCTAGTAGAATAGAAATAATATTTATCACTAAATTGTCTAATATTACCCCAAGTAAACGCTGGATCTTGTTTAAAATTAGATTTAGTTATTAAAGACATACTGTCCGTATCGTTCATCGAATAATTTGATTCTCCCATTCTAACCACCTGTGCTCTTAACCATTTATCACCTTTATATTCAACTTGAACAATATATCTAAATTCATTAAATCCATTATATGGTATTCCATTTACGGTTACTCCCACATCGTCTAAAGTAACCTTTTCTCCCGGTACTTTCTTTTTATCAGGACCCATATCATATGTGTATTGACTACCATCGGCAGTGACAATAGATGCACTTGTTTCCGTAACTTTATCTGAACCATTAACCCTATTGATTGCCTTTTGTTGTAGTTTATCAAATAATGTTCTATAACTTGACATAAATGAATCTGTCAAATCTGGTAATGCCGTGTATGGCATTCTCGATCCTTTAAATTTGGTTACAATATTATTATTCCTAATTTCATGACCAACTTCAGTTATCCAATATGTTCCTTTAAACATAGGGATATTTTTTAAATAGAAAAACATCGTAGGTTGTATCATAACATTACCCATACAAGTTATTTCACATGTGTATGCCGCTTGTCTATAATACTCATATAAACCAATATCAACATTATGTGATGATGAACCTGATTCACTTCTAGCTAAGTTTTCTAATACATAAAATGACTCTGTAGTATTTTTAATTGATGCCTGATCTAAACTAATACCTTTAAAAATACTTTGATTTTGATCTCCAAAACTTACTTCAAATGCAACTACTTTATTTGTTTTAGATAAATCTCCCGTTTGAAATACTTTAGGTAAAGTGATCATAACTGGATTGTTATTAGTATTGCCAATATTAAAACTATCGTCAGTAAATCTATATTTTTTATTATCTGACATGTCGGGTCTCGTCGAATTTTTACCTACATATTGTACAATAATTTTAGGTGATGATTCTTGATAATCAACTTCTAAGAATGTTCCAAATATATTTTGTGCTATTTTTTTGGATGGTGTTAATTTAGGTGTGTTTGAAAAATTTGTTCCGTAGAAATTAATATAAGCCGGTAATGCTCTTAAATCAAAACCCGTATCTTGTAATAATATTGATATTGAACTGAATAAATTTTGTTTAATGTTTTCGGGTTCTCCTAAATTAAGTAATCGTGCTATATCTATATAATATTCATTACCTATGTCTTTATTAGCCTTATCTAAAAATAAAAACTCTTCTAAAAGTGACCTTTGACCTATGGAATTTCCTGCTATCCATTTATCGTTCATAGATTTAAAGAAATTATATAATTCAACTTTTAATGGTTTATTATTATAACCATCAAAAAAATCTATTTTACTTTTAGGTTCTTCAAAATTAAAAGACGAAAATTGAGGTATTAATGTACTAAAGAATAATGACATTCTATTATTCAAACCTGTATTATTTTCACCATTAAAAATGATATTTCTATATAGATATTGTTGGAATGTATATTTGTCTCGTGTTCCTCCATTTTTTATATAACCCGCATAAATGTATATTAATGATCTAAACATCAACACATTTGATTCACTAAATTCTACATCATTATCTATAAAGAATGATTTATAACAACCAGCTTCTGGTTCTATTCCTAAATATAAATCAACGTAATCTTGATTAAATTTTGAGTCATCGTACGGATTATATTTAAATCTATTTGTTTTATTAAAATCAATAAAACCATTAACCACATGTGGATCTAACTCTTTTGGGTTTCCAATTGTTATATTTATTAAATCATTATTTGATAATAATGAAGTTGTAATTGTTTTTAACTTTTCAGACTGTTTAATTTTTAAATTCTGAATTTGAGAATCAATATTATCAGAATCATTATTTTTATCGTATGAAAGGTTTACTATGTCTCTTAATACTTCTTGGAACTTACCGTATTTTGTTAAACTAAACGATTTATCGGAATAATTTAAATTAACTTTTTCGGACGCAAAGTTTAAAAAGTGAGTTTCAAAATCTTCTAACATTTGTGGATTAAACGTCGCAATTAAATCAAATACCTTTTTGTTGTTACTACTTAAATTATAAAAATTACCTATTGTTCTATTATATTCTTCTGGTGAGAAAAATGTCTTACCACTATATGTGTTATTAATAAACTCATCTTCCCAAATAATTCTAAAATTATTTTGTTCTTCTAACGCAAAAGAATTATCACTAAATGGTGTGTCATTATTTATTAATGATTGTTTTTTACCGTGATGTAAGTTACCACCTGTAGACGGTAATAAAGTATACCCATTATTTTCATTATTAACATATTGTGTCCAATAATTTATTTTATTAGTACCTCTACTATCATATTTTTTTAATTTTAATTTTCCATTTGTAATTGCAGTTGTATAATTTTCAGTATCACCACTTAGATATATAAAGAAACTATCGTTGTTTACTACATTATAAAAAACATTGTCATAATAAGGATGTACACCTACATCGGTATAACCACTAGTGTCACCTGTATATTTAACAGATTGAGTCCCTCCTGAATTAGTATAAAATATTGAGTTATTTTGATTATCAAAAAATCTACTTCCGTTTATATTTGTTGTTGTAAATCCCGTTACACCACTATATGAGGTAATACCGGTTGTGATACAACCTTCATTTAGATTTTTTTGTTGACTTAATATATCTTTACCTTCTAATATATATTTTTTGTATCTGTGATAAATTGACCCCCATTTCAACATTAAAAAATAAGGAACATATTGTGATGTGCTAATTTCTCTAAATAATGATGAAACCATTATAATCATACCATCATAATTTACGTTATCATCCAAATCAACAAAAGGTAATGAATTTAAAAATAAATAAGCCGATGCAGTATATCTACCGTTTGGTCCATTAACGTCTGTGTCCATAAAATCCGCAAACAATTGTTTATGAAAATATGGGGTGTTTAATATGTTAGTTTTATTATTATCAACATTAATTGGCATTGAAAATAAATTATTTTCATAACCCGATTTTACCCAAAATTTAGAGTCTTTTTTACCAGATATTAATCCTTGTGTTGTATCGATTTCTAAAAACCCTTGATATGTAAAATTATCCACTCCGAATTTTTCAACGGAAGCTCCATTAAGATTTAAATAACTTAAATATTTTGTTGAACTAAATGGATATATGTTCGTCCTATAATCATCAACTCTATAATTTAATAAATTATTTTTTAATTTTGGGTATACTTCAACGTCATTAAATGTACGGATCGGAAAATATTGTTTAATGGAATATGATTGTGAATAAAATGATTTTAAATAATCTGTTGTTGGTAAACTATCTAAATAATAATTATAACTCTCAAATGGTGCAATTTTCTGTAATTGTAATAAAAGATCAGTTTGACTTTTAATACTATCTTTTAATAATTTTCTTAGATTATTATCTCCTTTTACCGATTCTAATATATTTTGAAATTCAATATTCGCCAATTCTTTAATTGTATCTTTATTAAATGTATCGACTAAATTATATGTTAATGCTCTTTCATAAATTTCATATACAAATGATGATGGTGTTTTATTTATATAAGGTAATATATTAGTGATCGAATTAGCCGTATTGATTTTCTTTATTTTATTAACATCAGTATCAGTTTCAAATTGTGTTTTATTTTTATCAACTCCACTCTCTTTATTTGTTAATGAATCCACTTTATTTGTTGATATTCCAATATATGTTTCAATAAACTCAACTTCAGGCCATCTAACCGGATTATCCGAACCTAATCTAACATGAAAATCGGGGTCTCCAGGATAAATAATAGTATTTTCTTTACCTAAAATAGTCGATTTTAATTCCGGCCACGGATATATCGACTCTCCTTTTGATTCTTTAGAAAATTCACCTACCACTTTTTTTCTTGTGTCCGCCTGATCAATCGCTCTTCTATGTACGTCTTTCATTAAACGTATTAGAACTTCAGCATTGGCTAATATAACTGCAAAAATATTTCTAATTGTGGGTTCAAATCCAAAACCGTTCTTTTTATTACGAACAATTTCGTTCATTTTTTTCTCCACATCATTTTCCAATCTATTTCTTTGTTGTTCAAAACTTCTTCTAACGTCTCGAATATCATCAACTAATTTCTCAATTGCAACCGCAACAAATTTTTGGTCATCGGTTGTGGTATAACCACTTATTCCCTCTATTTTGTTAATACCTAAACTATTTTTTGAAAAAACAGAAGTTGTATTATTAATTAAAGATGGTTGTTGTGGTTTACTTGATAAAAAATTAGTAAACATCTGATTTTCATTTATTTTTTTATCATATAATTTTAATAAATTTTCTAATGTTCCATTACCATCACCTATTACTTGTGTTGTTTTCTTTTTGTCCTCGTTATTAACATAAAAATATTGAACTATTGTACCGTTCGGTTGCTTGGAGTTTAATGAATTTACAGGAGTGTTAATTAAATTACTTGATGCCCACGATCTAACTGACTTTTCATATTCATCTATAGTTTCACCAAATTCTTTTGTGGCGGCAAATAATCTCATGTCAACCACTTGATCAAATATTTGTTTTTCCAATAAAGAATCTAAATTAGATGCAATAGTTAAAATTTCTCTAACTGTCTTTACAGGAAAATCTTTTGGTATAAGTCCTTTTAATTTATATTCATTATAAACTGTCTTTAATATTTCATACCCTCTTGAAGATTTTTTTAATTCTTCTTTTTCTAATCCTAAAGTTTCATTAAAACGAGTTGTTCGTGTTGACTCGTTAGGAAAAAGATATGGAGCATTTAATATTCCTTGTAATGGAATATCGGACAACCACGCATATGTTGATCCTACGAATGTTGTGCTAACTTCAAAATTACCACTAGATTCGTTAAATTTACTTGTAAACTTAACTAAATGAAGTCTATATTTAATTGCCTTACCATAATAACCTTTTACCGTTAAATAAAATATTGGCCAAGGTATATGAAAGAACGCTTTATATGGTGAATTTTCAGGTGATTCAAATAATGTTTTACCTCTTACGTCTATAAAATTTATTCGAACTTGTGGTATTGCATTAAATCCTTTAATTTCTATTGAAATACTATCGATACCAAAGGACTGTCCAGTTTTATCTGATTGAAAAAATTCACCTGTTGGATTACCTTTATTGTCTTTTTTTTCTTCTGTATTTAAAAATGAGTCAGTCCATGTTGTATCATAGTCTTGTCCGTCTCCATTTTTTAGAAAATTAAGGGTTCCACTTGCAATACTTGTTAATGTGTTAGTTTCATTATCTGATACTAAAATAGATCTTGGAACGATGTCCGCCTCTAAATTAACATACATGATTAACTTTTCCGCTTGTATGTTTCTTGGGTTTACATTTCCATCCGCATCAACAGTTGAGTTTGGTTCAATATAAATTAAATTATTTTGATCAACTTTTACTTGTATATCTTCAGTATTTGTTACGTTATTTTTCACCATAATATAGATTATACAATTCTACACCTCTTTTATAATCTTGTAAAGAGCTAATTAATGGGTACGGTATTCTTATGAAGAAATTATCAGGTATATCAAATTCTAAACTTCCCGCCTGTGGATTTGCTAACATAATTAACCATCCAAAAGTGGGTCCACCATAATATTCTTGTGACATTTTATCTAATCTGTCTTTACCTTTCTTAAATAAAATATACTTATCCGTTCCTTTAATTGGGATCTCAATTCCCGGTACAATTCTAAATGTACCATCATCTATAAAAAACTGATACCTATCAAAATAATCCCTACTCATTTTCTATAATAGTTTAATTTATCTGTCACATTATTTGATGATCCGAATAACTTTTTAACTTCATCTATAGTTATTACAGTTTCTTCTGATTCTCCCAACGGTTCCAAATCAATCTTAATTTGTTTGTCATTTTTACGAACCGGATCTTTACTAAATTTAATATTAATTTCCGATGGTTGGTATAGTGATTGATTTAATTTTTTAGTTATTCTATCCAAAAGATCATTATCCGTTGTAGATAAGGTAGTTCCTATTTTACTAACTATAGATGATTTATCATCGTAAAATAATACTCTTATAATGTCTTCAGCAATTTCAAATGTATATTGTATATTTAAAAAGTTAATTGAAGTATCTAATTTAGAATACATCTTTTCGGTATTCTTTTTTATATGTTCAATACAATCACTATAATTTGAATAGAAGCTTACTTTTCTTTGTTCGTCTGTTGTTCCGTCTAATTTATATATATTCTTTGTTACTTTTTCTTTTTCAATTTTAACATCTCTAGCGTATTTTGTAATAAAATTAACATTATCAATAGATTTAATTAATTCATTTCTATTATTTTCAAAATCTGTAATATTTTTAAATGTTGATAAATCAATCATTTTTGATGGTATTTGTTCTATTACATACGAGTGTAGTACATTGGCAACATCATCTTTTACATTTAATGGAATGGTGTCCTCAAGTTTCAATATCTTTAAAATATAATACTTATCTGATAAGAAGTTAAGGTCATTTAAATAAGTTTTTAACGAATCGGCGGTGTGATTACATAGTGAAGGTAAACTAGAATTATTAGGATATAATCCAAATAAATTTAAAGTTGTTGCAGCTCCGCCGGTTTCCACATCATAAACATTTATTTTACGATAATCTTTATTAAAAACTAAATTTGTTAAATGTTTACCATATTTTGTTAGAGTACTATTATAAAAACTTTCATATGAGACAAAATATTGACTTGTATTTTTATAAAGATTATCAATAACGGTCGTATAATCTAATGCTGATCCATCTATCAAAGCACCAATATATTGTCCTTCAGATACGTTATTTTTACTTGGACTATCTTTTAGTAATGTTGGTGGAAATAATTTATTATTCAAACCTTGTATGAATTCTTTTGTAAATTCATTTGCATCCATACCACCTATTTTTGTGTTAGTAGATTCAGATCTTTCATCATACATTTCTGTATTCGCATAGAAATTTGATGATAATGCATTTTGTAATCTTTCAATAGGTCTTTCCAATCCATGCCCACCTAAGAAATTCAATTGTATTGTTACAGTTGCAATCATAGGTTGTATTCCAATACCTTCAGAATTCAAATCCCATACGTTTTCCTCAAATTGAATATTAAGATCTCTAATAACAACTTTTGAATTATAGAAATCACCAACTCTCATTACACAAACAGGTGGAGGTCCAAATGTTGTATTTCTTGCATTTATATCGGAATCATCAGATGATCCTTTTATTGGTATTGTGTTGCCTGGTCTTAAACATTGTTGTAAAAACGTCAATCGTGAGTTCAAACCTTCCGGAGTCATAGAGTGAAATCCAGGATGAAAATATCTTAATTTTTCCTTTAATGAACTATAAATCATTGGAGACGTTTCTTCTAATTTCTTAAAATAAAACTCTTCAGATAATGTTTTCATTATGATTCTTTTCATTAAATCAATAGGTGGTTTAGTTTTGTTAGTACTAATATTACCCGTAGGTGACATTCTTATACTAGACACGTTTGAAGGTCCATCTACATTCGTTTTAGTATCGTAATCGATTGATACTGTAGATTGTCTACATCCATATGATAATGGTGAAAATCGGTTTAAATTTGGAGTTTCATACGTTACTTTACCACAGTCAACATTATCTACATTTTTTTGCTTTCCATAATTAATTGTTCTAAAAATTATAGACTTATCTAAACCATCGAAACCTAAATCTAAATTTAAGGTATAATTAACTTCAATTGGAAACACTTCAAATCCTGGTGAAAACTCTTTCGATGTTACGTTTTTAAACTCCCATTTATCTTTTACATTTGATTTTAATGTTTCTGTAACATATTTAACAATAGAATGTGATCTCCTCATGGATAAGTTATAATCACTATTATCATCTCCTGTGCCTGAAGTTGTAGATCCAATTAAAATAACAATGTCGCTATTTATATTTTTATTTTCTATATTTGTTTTTAATTTTTCAATTGCTGTTTTAAAACTATTAAAGTTTGTTTCTTGATTTTCAAAAACTTTTAATAAATCATCTTTAACATTTTGAATTGATTGTGTTGATTCTGATCCACTTATATTATCTTTTCCAAATACATTAACTAAATCTGTTTTTTTATTTTGACTAATAATAGTGATTAATGCGGTCTCTAATCGAGCCAATGCAGTTTGTTGATTTGTTGTTCCACTTAAACTTTGGGCAATATCATTATAATTCTGAATTGATTTAAAACTTGTTCCACTATCACTATCTGGATCTGAATTAGGGAATATTAATTTTACCTTTAATGATTCGTTTTTCTTATTAGCATCGTTTGTTGAACTTCCTTCAGGATTATTCCCCACTATAGTTGGAACAGCATCTTTTAATCGATTAATGTCATTTGGATTTTTATTGGTGTTTAAATAATTCTGTATTGCAGTAATATCATCTTCATTTAAATTTGCATATGTTCTTATTAAACTATAAAAATCAATATCTTTTGCTCCCGCAAAAAATGAATTAATATAATCATCCGCCTGTTCGTCGTTTAAATTTTTAAAATGTTCTCTAACAAGTAAATTCATAATACTTGGGTGGTCCACAACAATTTTAAAATTTAATGTTCCACTTCTTTCGGTATTTTGATATGTATAAATTGGTTCGGGTCTACCTAAAAACGTATTAGATTCCCATTTAGCACTATTTTGTTCAGATACTTTTAAATCATAAGGTGGAAACCACATTACTCTACCTCCATTAGGTCCTCTTTCTGAAAATGGTAAATCATTAACTGTATAACCTGGTAATGTTGATGAACCCCATGCTAAATTTTCAATTGACAACATATACTTTTTAGCATAAAAATTTTTCTCTCCTCTAACAATATTTGTTGAACCTGGAAATTCAGGATTAGTTGTTCCGTCTGACATAGGGGCCATATTTAAATTCCATGTATCTGACATAACACTTCCATCAAAACGTCTTATACCTTTTCTTCTAAATGGTGTTTCTCCTCCCTTATAATATGGTTTATCTTCCGTTTCCTTATAAAACGGCATTGTATTACCGTAATTAAAATATGGTCTATCTTTAGTCCATACTCTTGCATATTCAACACCTATATCTCTACCTGAATTATCTATATATTTTACACCTGAACCTCTAGATATTAACGTGTCGCCATCTTTAAAATATCTACTTGTTTGATCAATAACGTGACCGATATGTGCTAAAGAATCTCCACCATTTTGTGGTTTTGAATCTAATATTTGTTGAGTAATTTCTAAAATTGAATCTGGCCTAAATTTATATCTTGTAGATAAATCTTCATTAATATTTTGTAAATTTACACCTTTGGTTGTTCCATTTTTACTAGCCCATGTTAATTTACCACCTATTTTACCTCCCTGTGTAATATTTTTATTACTATGAAAAAGTTCAGCAGCAATCGTATCAAACATTAATGAAAGATAATAACTACTTCTTATTGGTCTACCACTAAATAAATCAGTAGTTGCGTTTTTAACATTATTTGCTCTATCATCTCCAATATATGCGGCTCCGGCTGGTGCCTCAACACCTAATATACTTTTAACACCTTGAGCCACCATACTTGGTATTCTACCTAATCCAGTTGACATTTGAGATCTTGCTCCTGTTGTATAGTTAGGAGCATAAGCGTTGAAACTTAATAAATCAAATAATCTATACTTTGTGGCGTCTCCCATATTTTCAATTAATATGTCGGACGGTTTTCTTGTTGGTAAAGGTCTTCTTTGAATACCTACAATTGAACCTAATACCCCCGTTAAATCTTGCCATACCTTAGTTCCCGTAGAAACGTCTGTAGGTCTTACATTAATGGGTGCTCTTGGGTTTGTTAAGTAATCACCAGGTATTGTACTAAACGGTAATTGTGTTCCCGCCACGGTACCTAAAAAATCAATTCCTTTACCTAATATACTTCTAGATGCGGTAATTTTTTCGTTACCCTCAATTAAAGGTTGTTTACCTCTAATAATGTTTATTAGTGTGTTAGTATTACCTAATAACGCTTCTCCTATTTTATTTTTAGCAACCGTTGCGGTATATAAATTTTGATTAATTCTTGCTAAAACAGGTCCATTACTATTGGTTCTGATATTATGTGCCGCAAACTTAAATAATTCGGATTCCGTATCATAACTTCTAGTAGCCATAATACTAATCAAATTTTCGTCCGTCTTTACAAAATATGGATATAAATTTAAATTTGCTCTTCTTGGTAAATCTGTAATTGTTTCTTTAATGAAATATTCAGTTGGTTTAAAAATATTAGATTTTTGTGGAACCAAAAGATCGTTCTTTCTATTGTCGTCGACTTGAGGAAGTAATAGATTTGGACTGTCTCCTAATGTTTGAATACTATAATCATCACTTTTAAAGGTTTTAGGAGACGGACTTCTTCCGTAAACAGGATCTAAGGTCCTATTTAACATTCTATCTCTAATGTCCTTAGTAGCGTCAAAACTTAAGTATTTTGGCATTATCTTCTTTTATCTATAAATAGATAATATATGATTTTAATTATTTTTTATTGTGTAACATAATATAAGGAGTTCCTTTAACATTAACCGCTGGTTCCATGTTAAATCCTTTATTCGTAACTTCTATCTGTGATTTTATAACAAATTCGTTTGTTTTAGGATTCGATCTTTCATAATAATCTTTTTTCTCTTTATCGTAACCCTCAAGTCCTTTTCTTCCGGTTTCATCTCCCATAAGAAATTTTCTCAATCTGTCGTTTTCTTTTTTGATCTGATTCTCCAAATCTTTGGTTGCAGATATTAAACCGTCAGTATACTTAGTCATTTCTTTACCGAAATTTGTCGCAACACCTTTTAATGTTTTATCCGAAAAATCTGTTGCCCATTTTAAATTTTCTTGTGCTATTTTTTCTAATGGAATTGCACCTTTGTATTTTGGATCATCTCCTACATATTCATTTCTTCCAAATGCTCTATCTTTTGCTGTCTTAACACTTTTTAGACCCGCACCTTGTAACATATTTTCAATATTTTTAAGTGATGAAAATTGACCCTTTGCAATATCCATAGGATTCATATCTTCAAAAGCCTTCCTATTAGCCTTTAATACTTCTATTTGTGATTGTGTTAAGGAATCTAATGTAACTTCTGTTTGTTTACCAAATTTATCTGTTAAACTTTCAGGTATAGTAATTGACATTTTACCATCCTTCATTTGTGACATATTTGTAAGAAATTCTCTGTCATTTTTACTCATATCAAACCCTTTAGCTAATAAAACGTTATTAGCTTGTATTCTTTCTTGAGCAGCAATTGCTGTTTTATTTAGTTCTCCAGTTGTCATACCTAATTGAGCTGCCATCTCTTTCGCTCTTCTTAAATTTGCACCCGTAACTTCAAACTTTTTTTGTTCATTATTGTATGTTGCTAAACCACCTGCAGCACCAATTAACGCATCTTGTAAACCCTCAACATTATTCGTTGCCATATACATTAACTTAAGTGGATCATTAAAATCACCAATTGCACCACCTAATACTTGTAAATTTGCAGTTAATTCAATTGCACTATCAGGACTCATAACTTTATCTGCAATTTTAAAAACATCTCCCATATTCGTTCTAAATTCAAGAGATTTTTGTATCATTCTATTTAATCCTTGAACACCGTTAGAAAACCCGTATTCGTTTAATTTACCTATATCCGTTTTCAACATTTCTGTTGTTTTCTTTGCATTTAAACCTAAAGAAATTGACGACCTACCTGCTGTGTCAATTTTTAATAAAGTATCTGCAGCACCAAATCCCACTTTTTCAAATTCACTCATTGTCTCCGACATATCTCTTAAAGAACTACCAAACGCTCTAGTTGTTACTAAAGAGTTTTCCATTGTTTTTTGAGATAATATGTTAAATCTACCAGATTTTTCACCTAACCCCGTAACTAAGTCCCCCAAATTTTCCATATCAAACCCTAAAGTTGCAGCCATTGGAACGGTCTCTAATATGATATCTCTATATGCTCTTGATAGTTCTCCCGTAATACCTATTTTTTCATTAATAGTTGTATGTAATTGAGATTCTCTTTCTAATTGTTTGAATATTTCATTTTGAAGTGCTGAGGCCGCAGTTTTGTAATTTGTTAACCCCTCCATATTAACTTTAAATTCACCACCCATTTCTGATTTTGATGAAACACCTTTTGCCATTGCTTTCGCAACATCTATTGGGTTTGTTAAACTTC